GGACGACATTGCCAAGATGGAGCATGAACCTGCTGTAATGGCGCTGATGGCTTCGTTAACTGAAGAAACAGATCTAGAGAGCATGATGGTGGCAATGGCTTCTTTAAGGCGTGCTACTGGCGTTGCTAAGGCAAAGCTCGCCGGACGTATGATTGCGGATGAAATAGACAGTGGTGCTTATAGCAAAATCGTTGTGTTTTACCAACATACCGAAGTAGGGAAAACCCTAATTGCAAACCTAGAAAAATATGGAGTAGTATCAATCTCAGGATCTACGACGAATACAATGAGACAAAAAGCAATTGACACCTTCCAAGCGGACCCCTCGGTTCGCGTTTTTATCGGCCAGCTACAGGCTTGCTCGACAGCGATTACTTTGCACGCAGCTTCGCAAGTAATGTTTGTGGAACAATCTTGGACTCCGGCAGATAACGCTCAGGCAGCTAAACGCTGTCATCGCATTGGTCAGAAATCTCCAGTATTTGTTAGAATGCTCGGCTTGGCAAAATCCATAGACGAAGCAGTTACAAAAGTATTGGCACGTAAAAGCCAAATGATTTTAGAACTTATGGAGGAAGTATGATTCACTCACATCTCGGAGCATCGTCATCTTATCGTTGGATGGCCTGTCCTGGCTCGGTAGCACTATCAAAAGATGTACCGCGTAAAGACACTTTCTTTTCTAAAGAAGGAACTGCGGCGCATAAACTTGGTGAGATTGCTTTTGCAGCCAAGTTACATCCGTCTAACTGGCTTGGTGAAATAATCGAAGAAGTAGAAGTTTCAACTGATATGGTTGAAGCAGTTGTCGTTTACGTTGACTACTTAAAAAGTTTAGATATTCTCGACAATGAGTTGCGACTCGAACATAAATTTGATCTATCTAAGCTCAATCCTCCAGCCCCAATGTTTGGGACTTCGGATTGCACTTGTTATGTACCACTCGAGTTTAAATTGATTGTTGCCGACTATAAGCACGGAGCTGGTGTTGCAGTTGATGTGGATGATAATTCTCAATTAATGTATTACGCTTTAGGTGCGATGCTTGAATTAGGTAAATCAAAAAAAGTTGAAGAGATTGAGATGGTTATTATTCAACCTCGTGCTCCACACAGAGATGGTCCGATTCGTAAATGGTCTTGCACACGTCAAGATATTTTGAAGTTTGCTGCTGATTTAATTATTGCTGCTAAAGAAACAATGAAACCCGAAGCAGATTTACACGCTGGTAAGCATTGCAGATTCTGTCCTGCTCAACCGCGTTGTCCTGCTTTACATCAAGAGACTAAGGATATCGCAAAATTAGAATTTGCTGACTCTGCTCCATTAGTGGATCCGCGACTCTTATCTGCCGAGCAAGTTAGCTACATTCTTGAGCGTGCTGATTTGATCGAAGATTGGGTTCGTAGTATTCGAGTTCATGTGCAATCAGAACTCGAATCTGGTAAGAATATTCCTGGTTGGAAGTTAGTACAGAAACGTGCATTGCGTTCTTGGAATAGCACAACTGAAGTAATCGAATGGGCTGAAAAGATTGGTCTTGATAAAGAAGAATTGTACGATTACAAAATGAAATCGCCAGCAGCTTTAGAAAAAGTTGTAGGCAAAAAGGATTTACCAAAGGATTTATATTCTGCGGTAAGTAGTGGGTACACTCTGGCACCCGCCAGCGACCCACGAACTGCTATCACTAACGTGGCAGCAGATGAGTTCTCGGCTCTTCCGAGTATTGACGTTGAATAAGGAGTCTACGATGACTAAAGTTATTTCCCCACAAGCAGTTCTTTCCTATCCTCATTTGTTTGAGCCAAACCTGCCACCAGGTGCTACAGAGCCAGTTTATTCTTGCGCTTTAGTATTTGAAAAAGGTACTGACTTAGGCGAATTGAAGAAAGCCGCGTTAGCTGCTGCCACTGAAAAGTTTGGCAACAAAGCTGAAGGTTTGATTCGTGATGGCAAACTCAAGATGCCTTTTCGCAATGATGCGGAAGACAAGGGTTATCCAGCAGGTTCAATCTTCATGAACGTGAAGAACAAATCAAAGCCAGGGATTGTATCTACATACCCAGGCCAAGATGGTAAACCGACCGCTATTGACAGTCCTGATCAAGTTTATGCAGGTTGTCGCGTGCGTGCTAGTTTACGTGCTTACGCTTATGACGTATCAGGTAATAAAGGTGTTGCATTCTCACTTGGCAATCTACAAAAGCTTGCCGATGGCGATCGTTTAGATGGCCGTAAACGTGCAGAAGATGAGTTTGAAGCAGACTTATCAGCAAAACCGGCAGATCTTGACGATCTGATTTAAGTTTTACGGGGGCGAACGATGACACTATTCAGCTCTATGGCTCTTAGAGATTTCAGACTAAAAAGACGCTAGTAGCCCCCACCTTTTACGAACATAAAATGAAAATACTTATAGCTTGCGAATACTCAGGACGAGTAAGAGACGCTTTTATTAGGGGGGGCATGACGCTATGAGTTGTGATCTACTTCCTACAGATTCGGCGGGGCCACATTATCAAGGAGACGTATTTGATATTATTAACGACGGCTGGGATCTTATGGTGGCCCATCCTCCTTGTACTTATTTATCTAATTCTGGCGTGAGCTGGCTTTATAAACAAACTGGTCGTTGGGACAAAATGCGTGAAGGGGCTGCTTTTTTTAAAAAGCTCTTAGACGCCGACATACCTAAAATTGCTATAGAAAATCCAATCATGCACAAATATTCTGTAGAGATTATTGGCCGTAGACAAAATCAAGTTATACAGCCTTGGATGTTTGGTCACGGCGAAACAAAAGCAACTTGTCTTTGGTTAAAAAACTTGCCTGACTTAACGCCAACTAACATTGTGTCCGGTAGGGTACAGCGCTTACACTTGCTCCCGCCGTCTCCGGATAGATGGAAACTAAGAAGCACAACCTACCAAGGTATTGCTGATGCTATGGCCGAGCAGTGGGGTAAAGCATGACAGTTTCTGTCGACTTCGAAACTCGAAGTACAGTCGATCTTCGACGTACTGGAGCGTATAAGTACGCGCAAGATAAGACCACTGACGTGTGGTGCATGGCGTATGCATTTGATGATAATGAGCCGCAAATATGGCAACCCGGCTCAGAAAATGAGCCGCAATTAATGGAATACATTTTAAATGGAGGAGAGTTACGTGCCTGGAATGCAAACTTCGAACGGATTATCTGGAACGAAATACTCGTACCGCGTTACGGTTGGCCAAAGACAAGTATCCAACAATGGGTCTGCACTGCGTCCGAAGCTAGGGCGATGGCGTTACCCGGGGCGCTTGCAATGTCGGCGCAAGTTCTTGGAGTCCAAGAGCAGAAGGACAAGGAAGGATCAAACCTCATGTTACGGATGGCACGTCCCCGTAGCTTTTCGGATGATGGATCCCCAATTTGGTGGGATATACCGGAACGGGTTAACAGGCTGGTTAGATATTGCCTCCAGGATGTCCGTACGGAAGTTGCCATTGCTGGGGCTATTAGGCGCTTGGGAAATACAGAAACAAAAGTTTTTAACCTCGACCAAACCATCAACGACAGAGGCGTTAAGCTCGACGTTAAGCTTGCGAAAGCGGCTAAAAAACTTGCGGAGAAGGCGACGCTTGAAGCTAACCGTCTCATTTACGACGTCACTAATGGCAAAGTGCAGAAAGTTTCTAGTGTCGCCCAACTTACGAAATGGCTCAAAGAGCAAGGGCTTGAAGTGGATGGTCTCGGGAAAGACAAGATTAAAGGCTTGCAGTCGTTGGCAAGTGGAGCGGCGCTCGAAGCGTTGGCAATCAGAGCTGACGGAGGGAAGTCCTCAGTAGCCAAAGTTGAATCTATGCTTGAGGCTGTCTGTAAGGATGGTCGCATTCGTGGATTACTTTTATACCATGGTGCTGCTACAGGTCGCTGGGCGGGTAGGTTGGTGCAACCCCAAAACTTCCCACGTGGCGACGTATCCGATATTGAGATGTATATACCAATGGTATATAGCAAAGACTTTGAAGCTATTGAAGCTAAAGCACCAGTACTTTCTGTTATCTCAGGAATGCTACGCTCGATGTTGATTGCCGAAGATGGTCACAATTTAATTGCAGCAGACTTTGCCGCGATTGAAGCAAGGGTTCTGGCTTGGCTTGCTGGAGAAAGTTTATTGCTTGAAACTTTCCGTAGCAATGGTGATGTATATAAAGTCATGGCTTCGAAGATCTATTCTGTACCATCAGATCAAGTTGATAAAGATCAAAGACAAGTTGGCAAAATGGCGATCCTAGGTCTAGGATATGGCATGGGGTCACAAAAGTTTAGTGATTCATGCATCAAAGCCGGCATCCCTACCACGCTTGAACAAGCCAAAGTAGTAGTGAATCTTTATCGTGAGACTAACCAAAAGATTGTGCAATACTGGAGCAAGCTTAACCGCGCTGCGATTGATGCAACTAAAAAACCTGGTACGGTACAGGAAGTTGGATGTGTACGGTACACACAGCGCGGTGGTTATTTATGGTGTGTGCTTCCTAGCAAGAGGCCACTAGCTTATGCAAAGCCGAAGGTTGTAGAACGTATTACACCTTGGGGTTCTACAAGCGAAGCCGTGTCGTTTGAGGGTATGGATAGCTTTACTAAGAAATGGGAGCGTCACGATCTGTATGGTGGCCTCCTGGCGGAGAACGTCACTCAGGCTGTAGCGAGGGATATTATGGCGGATGCCATGCTTCGTTTAGAAGAAAAAGGATATGGGTGTATTCTATCTGTCCACGATGAAGTTGTTGCTGAAATCCCAGAAGGATTCGGTAGTGTGGAAGAATTTGAAGCCATTATGTGTGCAGTACCAACCTGGGCCGAGGATTGTCCTATCGGCGCTGAAGGTTGGATCGGAAAGAGATACCGGAAATGACAGCTAAAAAGCTATACCAAAACGGATATACAGACTTAGTATCAGTAATACCTCCAGGCGCAGAACTTTCGCCTTTATCCAAAGTTAAACCAGAATCAGCAGGTAAAGCTCCTGGTCGAAAGAATGCTCAGGGTCGTTGGGTTGGCTATGGTTGGCAGATAGAAGAATGTACTGAAGCCGCAGCCGAACAGATGGATCTTGATAAGGCTAATATCGGTATTAAAGCTGGGAGATTTCCTGGCGTAGATATCGATTGCACAGATGAGATTCTATCTAAGATGATCGGTGAGCTTGCAATACAACATCTTGGCCCAGCGCCAGTTCGTATCGGTCAGGCTCCAAAACGACTACTCATGTATAAGACTGATGTTCCGTTTGGCAGAATGCGGATTTGGTTTAGAGTAGCAGAAAAACAACACTTAGTAGAAGTATTGGGAGAAGGCCAGCAATATGTTGTGCATGGCATCCACCCACGTACACAGAAACCCTACAAATGGTCATGGAACGAGCATGAGAGGCTTTATCCAATCATCAAGCCATCCAAGCTCACCACTATCACACAAGACGCTGTAGCATTGTTTTTAGAGGCTGTGGCTGATGAGCTACAGTTGATGGATATTGAGTGCCAAAAAGAAGGCTCAGGCAATCTAGCGGATAAACGCAGTACCCCGCAGGAAAGCCTTAAAGCGAAGGACATGGATCGACTAGCTCAAGCTATGAGCCTCATCCCTAATGACACTCCCAGTCGCGATGACTATGTGAAGATGGGCTACGCTGTTAAGGCAGCTTCGCAGGACGATGAAGGTCGAGGCTACGAAATCTTCCTAGAGTGGGCGCAGAAGTGGGAAGGTGGGGATAACGATCCATTTACAGTCAAAGGTGACTGGGATCGGATGCACGCACCCTATACTTTGGGCGCGGATTGGATCTATGACCAGGCTAGTGCGTTTGGATTTAATTCAGCAGGTGAGGAATTTGAAGCATTTGATGTTGAAGTTGATGACGAAGAAGAACTCTTAGCTGCTGAGCTATCTGACATCTGGGTGGCTGATCAATTTCTGGAAAAGCATGGTGAAGTAGTGAAGTGGATTCCTGCTTGGTCTAAATGGTTAGTATGGGATGGCCAATGCTGGCGCTTAGATACTATGCAAAAAGTACCCGGCATGGTGGTACAGAATTGTAAAGAGATCTCTGATCGATTTCTGCGTCATGGAACTACTGACAGGGAGAAGATAGCTAACATGAAAAAAGCAATTGCTATCTCTTCTGCTCGTACAGTGGGCGCGGTGCAATCGTTACTGAAATCGAATGGTCAAATCGTAGCCAATGCAGAACTCTTGGATGCAGATCCTTGGGTGCTTGGTACACCAGGCGGTACTGTGGATCTAAAGACAGGTGAAATTCTTGCTGCTGAAC